AAATATGAACTATTATATGAGTAATAATATCCCATTAGATATTACTGAAATTACTACGCCTTCTCACGACTATTTCCATAGAAAATACTATAAACATAAAAACATCAACAGGATCATCCCCATTCTTCAGCATTTGGGGTATTGCCGAGAGTTAGTAAGCAAGTTGGAGTCATATAAGGGTAATTTAATAAACAAAAATTATAATGATGACTTAATAGATAATCTGACATATATTGAATCTTCCGGCCTCAACCGAAATAACGAAATCATTTATAGTGAGTATAATCCATATACTTCAACTGGTAGGCCATCCAATAGATTTGGCGGAATTAACTTTGCAGCACTAAACAAGTCAGATGGCTCAAGAGAACCATTCACCAGTAGATTCCAAAATGGTATATTAGTAGAATATGATTATTCAGCCTACCATCCATCACTTATTGCAGATATGCTTGGATATAAATTTAGTGGAGATGTATATGAACATTTAGGAAAATATTATGGAGTTGATAGAGAAGAGAGTAAAATTTTAACTTTTCAATGCTTATATGGACACACCCCAATAGAGGTTATAGAATCAAATCCATTTTTTAAATTAGTTTCAGATTTTATAAACGAAATGTGGAAAGAGTATAAAAACAAAGAATTTATAAAATCTTATATTTATAGTAAGAAGATATATAGAAAAAATTTATCTGATATGAATCGGAATAAATTGTTTAACTATTTTTTGCAGAATTTGGAAACCGAGGCAAATGTTGATATGTTAAGTAAGTTGATTCCATTCATCAGGGAGTATAAAAGTAAATTAATATTATATTCATACGATTCATTTCTTATAGATTATAATTTAAATGATGGAGTGGAATTTTTGAGAGAAGTAAAAAAGATTATTGAGAGTAATGGAACATTCCCTACATCAGTAAGTAAAGGATTAAACTATAATGAAATGGAAGATATAACGGAGAAGTTATGAATCAAAATTGGGATAAAATAATAAAAGATTTTGCATATAAATGTGGAGATGGTTCACCAAACTTCACGAACCCCCGACACCTTGCTTTATTACGGGAATCACTATTATTGTTCGGTTGGAATGAGAATGCCACGAATGAGTTTATTGGTAATTTGAGAGAAAAAAGAGATAGTGGGGGTCCAATATCTGCCCCACCAACTGCAGCCGGTACACCAAGATTTTGGTTCACAGACGGGGATAAAATTGGTCCTTTGACAAAGAAATCAGATACACTTCCAACTTACGCAACTCAAGATCAAGTAGATAAAAATAAATCAAAATCCAAAAGAAAAACAATTAATGATAGATTAGATGATGCAAATATTGAAATAGAGACTGATAATCTACCAGAAAATAAGCACAGACAAGAAAGAAGTAGAGATGCTGTATTAATGGTTAGAAAGTTTTTTGATGAGAAAACTACAGATGAAGAAAAAGTAAAAATTTGTAAAGCATTAATTGATTCTGATTATATAACAACAAACACAGACAATCCTGATCAAAAAGGTAGGAAAATTTATTTTAATGCTGATAAATTAACTCCAGGGATTAGAAAACAATTTGCAGAGTATACTGATGCAAGACATATGTGGGATTTTATGTATAATAATACAGAGTTAGATGACACTTTTCCAAAACTTGATACATATTCATCATCCAGACGAGTTGCAGCCTACACCGGAAGAGTACATGAAGCAGGGACGGCTGTTGCTCTTAGAAATATATATGATTTAGAATCAGACCCAGAAGATACCGAATTTTCCGATGTAAGTAAAAAATTCCAGAATGCCGGTGGGAAAATGTCAACAATGGAACAGATAAACCGTAATAGTGCTATTAAAATTAAAAAATATTTAGATGATAGATTTAAAGGTAAAAAAGTTAAAAGTGTAAGGGTAGTGGGAACATCTTTATCAGCGTCCGGCAATGCAAAAAAAGACCCGACAGATTTAGTGGTAGAACTTGAAGATGGAACTTTAATACGAATTTCAATGAAGGCTGGAAATAACCCATCGTCTATAAATATCAAAAATTCTGGTATAGGCGCAGTGGGGAAACTAATATTTAATGATGAAAAACTTCAGAATGAATTTGAAGAAATAAACGATAATGATGGAAAGGGATGGGATTTTTCAGATCCAGATCAAAAAGAAGAATATAAACAAAAAGTTCATGATGTGTTATTTAATAAATTAAAAAACATGACCCAAGATGAATTAAAAGACCTTTGGAAAGAAATTCACGGGTGTAATTCAGTTGATGAAAATGGTAATCCTATTGAATTAATTCATGTCATAGGAAATAAGAAAACATCCAATGTGGAATTACGAGATGAAAATCATTATTGCAGTGACGAAAATATACCGGCACCAATTATAATAGATGGAAGTAAGAAGTCATTACGTATTACAGCTGGAAATTCAGATAAATCTAAATCAGTACAAATTGAAACTAAGATTGAACAATCCTATGGAAATAGTGGGGTCTTTATTTTTAATCACAAAGAACGTGTTGGTTAATAATGAAACGGACTCAACTACTCTGCACATTCACTAAACACGACAAACTTACTAACACTGTAAGTCTAATCATAGAATGTCACGATATAGTGTTCAATAAAATTTATGTATTCACTAATGAAAGTGATCACACTTCATTAATTTGCACATACAATATAGAAGAAAATAAAGATAATTTTATAGAAGGAACAGATACAATATCATTGCACAGAAAAAAACAAACTAATACGTTATACACAATCAATAGTTTAAATGAAGTTATACGATCAAAAAACAACGGAGTATTAGACAAAAGATTTACAGTAGATTGGTCGGAATATCAAAATCAGTTATTGTTAGTAAATAATGAAGGACTAAACATCATTCACACTAAAATACATAAAATCATAGATGTAGAAACGTGGGAGAACGACTGGAACGAATAAAAGTGAATTATAGGTTTTACTATCCAGAGTGGAATAGCAGAAAACAAGTCTGTATAAAATATCCACAAATCAAAGAAATAACACGAGAACCAACAGCATTTTGGTTCGGAGTGGGTCCAAAACGAACAATACGAAAAACGAAAAATTCGATACAAAGACTGTTAAAACGAGCAGACCCATATCTACCAGTATTAGTAATATACTCAATACCAAACAGAGATTTAGGACATCATTCAAAAGGTGGTGCAGATAGTGATAAAGAATACTTAAAGTTCATAAGTGAATTTTGTGATGCACTTGGAGATAGAGAACCAATAGTAATATACGAACCAGACTGTATTCCACACATGGAAGATATGGGATTATATGATGGATTACAAAGATTGCGATTAATTAAAAAGTCAGTGGAGTTATTGAGTAAAACAAATGCAATAATATATTTAGACATAGGAAATCCAGGTTGGCTTTCAGTCTCAAAATCAATATCATATTTAAGAATGTGTGATATTCATAAAATAACTGGATTTAGTATAAATGTAAGTAATTATTATGCAACTCCCACCTGTTTTAAATATGGAAAGTCTATAAGTAAGGGATTAAAGGGTAAACATTTCATTATAGACACTTCACGAAACGGAAACGGTGCAATACGAGATCACTTTAATCCATACGGACGTTCAATAGGAAATTTTCCAACTACTAACACCGGAGATGAATTAGTTGATGCATTTTTATGGGTAAAGGTTCCAGGTGAAAGTGATGGAAAGGTAAACGGTGGTCCAAAAGCTGGTAGATTTTCACATTCATTGGCATTAGATTTAATTCATAATAAAAAATAATTGTTTTTGGTAAATTTAGGGTATATATATAGTTGTAAGTAAATTTTTAATAACAAACAGGAAATACAAAATGAATGACGGTACAGTAAAATGGTTTGATGCTAAAAAAGGATATGGTTTCATATCCGACACAACATCAAGCGACACCAAAGATTATTTTGTCCATTTTTCCGAAATTAAAACTGATGGGTTTAGAACCTTAGAAGAGGGTCAGAAAGTCAAGTTTGAAATCGGTGAAGGACAAAAAGGTGAAGTAGCAAAAAATGTTACGGCAGAATAAATAATAGAAATATATCATGTTTTTATTAAAGAGCATGATATATATTATTGTCAAGGGTTATACCACTGGCAAATAACAAATAATAAATAAAACAATAGGAGAAAAACAAATGGATATTGATGCAATACGCAAACGATTAAACCAGCTACAAACCTCAAATACAAGAACTACAAACTTGTGGAAACCTCAACCTGGAAAAACTCAAATCAGAATTCTTCCATATAAACTAAATTCAGAAACACCATTCATCGAACTATTCTTTCATTATGACTTAGGTGGCAAATCATTTTTGTCCCCAATCTCATTTGGTCGCCCAGATCCGATTGAAGAATTCGCAGATAAACTAAAATCAAGTGGAAATCGTGAAGATTGGAAACTTGGTAAAAAATTGGAAGCAAAGTTAAGAACTTTCGCTCCAGTAGTAGTTCGTGGTGAAGAAGGACAAGGTTCAAAGTTTTGGGGTTTTGGTAAAACAGTTTATCAAGAATTACTCTCAATCATTGCAGACCCAGATTATGGTGACATTAGTGATACCGTAAATGGTCGCGATGTAGTAGTGGAATTCAAGACAGCTGAAGAAACTGGAGCTTCGTTTCCAAAAACATCTATTCGAGTAAAGCCAAATCAAACACCTATCACAGAAGATAAGAAAGTTTTAACTACTTTACTTGAAGATCAAAAAGACATTCGTGAAGTATATAACGAATTAAGTTATGATGAACTTACAGAGGCACTTCAAGATTGGTTAAGCCCAAAAGATGGGGAGACTGAAGAAACTTCAACAGAAGCTTCACAACCAGCATCTTCTACAATTCAAAGTGCAGTAAGTAATACTTCTAATGTAAGTGATGATTTCGACGATTTATTCAATAAGTAAGTAAACTTGTGGTGGTTGTTGAAGCCAGTAGCTAATAAAACCGACTACGTGCGACACATTGTTTAAAAGCCGGATACAACCACTGCCTAAATTTAGGAGACTAATATGTCTGTAGCAGTAAAAGACGAGTTAGCTCACGCTCTCGCTGATACTCTAAACAAGAAATTCAAGGGACAAAAAGTTGCTTACTTTCTCGATGGGTCAAACGCAACACCAACGGACATTAAAGAGTTCGTTTCAACTGGATCATCTACATTAGATTTAGCAATTTCAAACCGACCACATGGTGGAATTGCTGTCGGTAGAATTACAGAAATTAACGGATTAGAAGGATCAGGCAAATCACTTATCGGATCTCATCTATTAGCCGAAACTCAACAAAAGGGTGGATTGGCAGTATACATAGATACAGAAACTTCAGTAAGTAGAGAGTGGTTAGAAACCATTGGTGTAAACGTTCAAGACTTGTTATATCTTCATGTGGAAACAGTAGAAGATATATTTGAATGTATTGAGAGTATTATAGTAAAAATACGGGAATCAGACCGTGATAGATTGGTTACTATTCTCGTAGATAGTTTAGCTGGAGCATCCACAAAAGTAGAAATGGAAGCTGATTTTGAAAAAGATGGTTGGGCTACAAGTAAGGCTATCATCATTTCAAAGGCAATGAGAAAAATTACACAAATGATTGGTAGAGAGAGAATTGCTCTCGTGTTCACTAATCAGTTGAGAGTAAAGCTCGGAGCAATGTTTGGTGATCCTTGGACTACAAGTGGTGGTAAAGCATTACCATTTCACGCATCTACTCGTATTCGTCTCAAGAATATGGGTCAAATCAAAGACAAAGATAAGAACGTATTAGGTATGAAATGTAGGGCACAGATAATCAAAAACAGATTAGGTCCACCACTTCGACATGCCGACTTCAATTTATTTTTCGATAGTGGAATTGATGATAAGGGCAGTTGGTTACAAGTTCTTAAAGATCACAAACTTGTTAAATCTGGAGGAGCCTGGTATACTATTGAATACAAAGGCGATGAAATCAAATTTCTATCAAAAGACTTTAAACAAAAGTTAGAAGAAATTGATGGACTTGAAGAACATTTATACGAACTGATTTGTGGTGTGTCTATTTTAAAATATCAAACAGCAGAACTTGGTATTGATGATGTAGAATACACAAATGAGTTAGATGGTGTAGATTAATTTAACCTGTTCAAGTAGAGACTATAAGTCATAAAATCTACTTGGGGTAGCAGTGAAAAAATGGGTGTGTAACTATTTTGGTTATAGGATGATAACGATGTATATGTTAGAGTATAAATAGATATATACCCACTTTTCCTGTTTTAAATAAAGAGAATATAAATTGAGTAATAAAAGATATTTGTCTATATTAGACGAGATAAAAAAACATGGTGGTGAAGAAGGAAATACTGAAAATCCAAACGAGAATATATTATTAGTCGACGGTCTTAATTTATTTATTAGATGTTTTTCAGTTATTCCGACTACAAATACCAACGGCGTTCATGTCGGGGGAATTTCAGGGTTTCTAAAATCACTTGGATATGCAATAAAACTATTGAGTCCGACCAGAACCATTATAGTATTTGATGGAAAAGGTGGATCAACAAGAAGAAGAAAGTTATTTCCAGACTACAAGGCACAACGAAAAACTAAAATTAGATTAAATAGATCTGATAGTTTTGAAAACTTGGATGATGAAAGGCAGTCAATGATGATGCAATTAAGTAGAACGGCTGAGTATTTAGAAACACTACCAGTAACAATCATTTCAGTAGATAATATAGAAGCAGATGATGCTATGGCATATATTGCAAAACAATTACTTCCTGAAAGTAATCATGTTATTATGTCCACCGACAAAGACTTTTTACAACTCGTGAATGATAAAATATCAGTTTGGAGTCCAACTAAAAAGAAACTCTATAAACCAGACAATCTTAAAGAAGAATATGAGATTAGTGCAAATAATTTTCTTACATATAGATTATTAGAAGGTGATAAATCGGATAATATACCTGGTGTAATGGGAGTAGGATTAAAAACTGCAATAAAGAGATTTCCACAACTATTAGATGAAAATGTAGATGTATCTATAGGTGATTTACTGAAAACTGCATCGGACAATAAAGGTATAAAGATATACGACAATGTTACAAATAGTGAAGATAAATTAAGATTAAACTATAAATTGATGCAGTTAGATGAAGTAGATATTAGTGGTCAAGTAAAATTGAAAATAAATAATATAGTGAATGGTAAAATAACAGAGACCGCAAAAATGAATTTCCAGAAAATGTATATTCAGGATCAGATGCAGCATACTATCCCGAACCTTGAAAGTTGGTTCACACAATGCTGGTCTAAGTTAAACAGATTTGCAAAATTGAGTAATGGGTAGAAAGAAAATATACAAAACAAAAGACGAGTTAAAAGATGCTCAAAAAAAGTGGCAGATGGAACACTACCAACGCAACAAAGATAAGATATTACAACAGGCAAAGGATCGTTACTTAAAGAAAAAACGACAAAAACAAAGAGAAGATAAACGGAGACGGTTATATGGAGACCAGTAAAATAATACGAAAAAAGTTGATTATTTTTTAGATTTCCCTATATTTATTGATGAAAGAATAAATAAATAATATAGGAGATAAATAATGGGAAATGAAGATAAAAGAAAGACATATAACTCAAGTTGGGAAAATCTAAAAAAGGGATCTGGGTGGAATAAAGGGAAAGATAGTAGAGTAGAAGTAGAGTGCAAATTATGTGGTAAAGTAAGTAAAGTATATCCATCTCATGCCGATGGGAAAAAGTTCTGTAGTGTTGAATGTAGAAATAAAGGTCAATCATTAGGATTAACTGCACCGATGAGAGAAGGTACTGGTTGGTCAAAATATAAACACATATGGAAACGGAAATATAACAGTTATAGGCAAAGAGATGAAGTAGATTTTACATTTGATGAAATGTGTGAGATTATGGAAAATGATTTAATGTGTTATTATTGTGGAAGTGGTGAAAGAGAAACTCTTGGACTTGATAGAATAGATAATAATGTAGGGCATATTAAAGAAAATTGTGTTGTGTGTTGTGAGTTATGTAATAGAACTCGTGGTCATGCATTTAGTATAGACCAGATGAAATTATTGGGAGAAGTGATAAAAACTTTCAATATGGATGGTTGGAGAATAATGAGTAAAAAATCCATCAAAAAAATGATGGAAAATGATAATTGGAAAAAGTCAAAGTTCCAGGGGGACATGAATATTATGGAAAGTAAATTATTACTTGGAGATAGTATAGAAAAATTAAAGGAGATTGCCGATCATACGGTAGATTTGTTATGTACAGATCCACCGTATGGTTGAATTAAGCTATGGATTTATGGGTAAGTCTTGGGATAAGACGTTGCCACCTAAAGAGATATTTGAAGAGTCATTGAGAGTATTGAAACCAGGTGGATTTGCATTCGTAATGAGTGCTCCAAGAAGTGACGTTCAATACAGAATGGTTCAAATGTTAGAGGAAGTTGGATTTCAAATTGGTTTCTCACCTATCTATTGGACATACGCTACAGGTTTTCCAAAGGCTATGAATATTGGTAAGGCAGTTGATAAAAGATTAGGTAAGGAACGGAAAGTAATTGGTAAAAAGAAAGGAACTTATGCGGATATCCGCCGAGATGAAAACACAGGTCAAGATGGTTGGAGTGGTGAAACTGTAAGTAATAGACCAAGAGTTGAAAGTTATATAACAGAACCAAAGTCAGACGAAGCCAAGAAACTTGATGGAAGTTATGCAGGATATCAACCAAAACCAGCAGTAGAAGTCGTGATTGTGGCAATGAAACCATTAGAGAAGAAAGGTTATTTAGACCAAGCACTTGATAATCAAAAAGGGATCACTTGGTTGGATAATTGTAGAATACCATTTGCAGGAATGAGTGATACAGAACAATATGAAAGTGATAGAAAAGGATTTACAGAAAGAAGTTCCATAGAAGAAGGTTCGGTATATGCTAAAGAATATGGTGGAACATATAATTATGGATTTAAGAAACCTGTTAGTAAAGATTTAGAACAATACAATAAGGATAATGTAGGTAGTCAGAAAAACTTTGATACTGACGCAGAAGGATTATCAAGGGGAAATCAACCATCACGAAAATCTAAAAGTGATTACGATAAATATGTAGAAAAACAACAGTCATTCGGTGGTGCAAAAACAATCGGTAAAGTAAATGAAGGTGGAAAGACATTTCTTAGTGGTGATATGAAACAATTAAACCCGAGTGAAACTTATCAAAAACCAAAAACCACTAAACGACAACCACGAGCAGACGATAATGTATTCAAGACAAGTGGATTTAAGTCAGAGAATAATGATACAGCAGAAGCATCACCACTCGGTAGATTTGCAGCAAACCTATTAATAAGTGATGATATATTAGAAAAAGATTTTAGTAGATATTATAGTTTAGATGCTTGGTGGGAAGATAGGGTTAAGAAATTACCAGAAGAAATACAACGGACATTTCCATTTTTAATTGTTCCAAAGGCGAGTAAATCTGAAAAGAATAGTGGATTGGAAAATAATATTCATCCAACAGTAAAACCCGTAACCTTAATGAGTTATTTAGTTACATTGGGTAGTCGTAAAGGTGATGTGGTATTAGATCCATTTTCAGGAAGTGGAACAACAGGAATTGCTTGTGTGTTTTCAGAAAGGAACTACATACTTATCGAAAGAGAAAAAGAGTATTTTAAAATAATGGAAGCTAGAATCGAGAATGCAAAAAATCCTCATAATTTAGTAGAACACGAATATTTTTAATGAAATATATGGGCAGTAAAAATAGGATAGCAAAGTATATACTTCCTATCATTTTAAAAAACAGAACCGATAATCAATGGTATGTTGAACCTTTTTGTGGTGGATTGAATACTATAGATAAAGCCGGTGGTAAAAGATTGGCTTCCGATAAAAATAAATATTTAATTTCCATGTGGAAAGGTCTTTGTGATAATAAAAAACGACCAAATACTATTAGTAAAGAATTATATTCAAAGGCACGGGTTGAATTTAATAACAACACTAATATAGAATTTGATGATTTTATGATTGGTTGGATTGGTTGGATGGCTTCTTATAATGGTAGATTTTTTGATGGTGGATACAGTGGACATTCGGCTGGAAAGACTGGACGTAATTATATTAATGAACAAATACGGAATGTAGAATCCCAAATTGATAAAATACGAGATATTAAATTTGTAGATGGTAATTACAATGTTATGAATATTCCAGATAATAGTATAATATATTGTGATCCACCATATAAAAATACAAAACAGTATTTGACTTCTAAAAACTTTGATCATGATAATTTTTGGCAATGGTGTAGAGAAATGACTAACATTGGACATGATGTATTTATTTCTGAATATAATGCCCCAGATGATTTTGGTTGCATTTGGGAAAAGAATATCACGAATTCAATGAATACAACAAATACCCATGCTACGACAGAAAAATTATTCAAGTTTGGTGTCATTGATAAAAATAGAAATCAACATCAGAATTTCTGGTAATAAAATCATTGGTTTTGATTATTTCCATGGATATATATTATAAAACAAACATACATTATAGAGAAAAAAATAAATGAGTGAACACTCAACTTTACAACAGTTTGGTAAAACATTTCAATGTAAAATAATATCATCACTACTTGGTGATAAAAAGTTCCTCCAAACAATATCAGATATATTAGAACCATCATACTTCGACTCTGATGCGAATAAGTTTTTAGCAAAAACAATACGAGATTATTTCTTTGAGTATAAAACTGGTCCTACATTAGAAGTATTAAAGGTAAAAATAGACGATATAGAAAACGACATTCTAAAGATGTCCGTGGTAGAAAATCTAAAAGAAAGTTGGAGATATATAGAATCAACTGATTTACCATTTATACAAGAACAGACATTAGAGTTCTGTAAAAATCAAGTTATTAAAGCAGCAATAATGGATAGTGTTGATTTATTAGAAATCGGTAAATATGATGAGATAAAGCAACTCATAGATGACGCAATGAAGGCTGGTGGTGACAGAGAATTAGGACATGAATACATTGATGGTATAGAAGAGCGACTTGCTAACTCTGCTAGAGACACCGTAAAAACTGGTTGGGAAACCATAGATGAAATAATGGATGGTGGTTTAGGATCGGGTGAATTAGGAGTAGTAGTAGCCCCAGCCGGAATTGGAAAATGTGTTGGTGGGTGTACTAAAATTGACATTGCATTTTTTAAACTTGGAAAGTTAATTGAAAATGGTGATACTGAATGGTATGATCCATGGGATAAGATAAAATTAATTGATTCATATGGTTTAGAGAAATTGACATCAGCTTGGAAATTTTTTGATAATGATGGATTTATTAAAAAACAAGTATTAGAAACCATAAACTTAAAAACTTTATTTTCTAAAATAGGAATACCAGAAGTTCAAAATGTAGAATATGAATTGCCATTTGAAATATTAATTAAAACACCGGACGCATATAAAAATATTATAACATTACAACGAACTGAGTTCCTAAAAAATGTTAGAGTTTATTTTAAATCTCACAATAGATCTTTACGTTGTAGTTGGGATCACAGACTTAAATTATATGACGGTGACTGGGTAAAGGTTCGAGATTTAAAGGTTGGTGATAAAATTGTGTCTACCACCGGATATATGTCTGTATTAAAGTTTAACGAAATGCCAGAAACCATTTTATATGATATATCAGTAGAGGACATTCATTGTTTTTATGGTAATGGTATTTTATCACATAACAGTTGGACTTTACAAGCAATAGGAGCATCAGCAGTAAAGAATGGATTAAATGTAGTATATTATACGTTAGAATTAAATCAAAATTACGTGGGGTTACGATTTGATACAGTATTTAGTGGAGTGACTACGGCTAATATAAAATACTATAAAGATGATGTCAAGAAGAAAATTGCAGAATTAAAGGGAACTCTACTAATTAAATACTTCCCAACAAAGGGTGCAACAGTCCAGACACTTTCATCCCATTTGAAACAAATAGAATTACAGGGAACAAATATAGATTTGGTATTAGTAGATTACGCAGATATTCTCCGTGGTGTTGGAACAGAAAAACGACACGTATTAGAAAGTATTTATGAAGATTTAAGAGGTCTTGCAGGAGAATACGACTTCCCCATCTGGACCGCAAGTCAAGCGAATAGGTGTCATATTTTAACTGATAAAGTAGAAACTGAAAATGGCGAAATAGAAATTGGAAAAATAAAAGAAGGTGATGAAATTCTAACTCATCTTGGATATAAAAAAGTTAATAAAGTTTTTCCAGTTGAAAAACAACCAGTATATAAAGTTAAATTGAAATCAGGTAAAGAGATAACTATTTCAGCTAATCACGATTTACCTGTTATGTATGGTAAATTAAAATCAGTTGCAACTGGATTAAAAGTGGGTGATAAATTATTTACAAAGAAATAAAGAAACTTTTTGTAAATCACGAAAATGATTATCCAAATAAAATTATAATGCCAGATTTCAAGTGTGGAAATTCAATAATTGAATTTGATTGTGAATATTGGCACGATGGAAATCTTGATATTCAACGAGATATTATTTTAGAAAGTAAGGGGTATAAAATTTTACGAGTAGATGATGTTTTCTATAAGATGGATGAAAAATATATAGTTAAAAAATGTAAGGAATTTGTAAATGAAAATGCATAACATAAATCCAGAAGATTTTGTAATGGATGAAATTGTTTCTATTGAATTGGTAGGGGAAGAAGATACTGTTGATATTACAGTTGAAGATACACATATGTTTTTTGCTAATGGTATATATTCACATAATTCATCATTAGAAGAAGATGTCATCGATGCAAGTAAAGTAGCCGAATCATATGCAAAAGTTATGATTGCCGATTTTGTTATATCCATGAGTAGAAAAGTAGAAGATAAGATAGCCAATACAGGCCGTTTCCATGTTATTAAAAACAGATTCGGTGTTGATGGAATTACATTTCCAGCTAGTATAAATACAAATAATGGTAGTATTAAAATTTTTGAAGCAAATACACAAGATGGTCAAACAACTCAAAAGAAAATGGATAATAGTGAAGAATATCTACGTAAACAATTAGCAAATAAGTATAATTCTGACAAAGACATGGGTGGATTTGAATAAATATTACTATTTATAATAGTTATGGATAGAGAAATTATGGAGGAATGTTATGGATAAATTCGTTTTAACGGAAAATTTTATAAACGGATACAAGAGAAAAAAGCCACCATTTGGCTTTAATGGATTGGGACTGTTAGTGTATATGCGAACCTATTCCCGTATCAAGGAAAATGGAAAAAATGAAAGGTGGTGGGAAACCATTCAACGGGTTGTAGAGGGTACATATAATATGCAAAAGGAATGGATTGAACAACATCAATTAGGTTGGAATCCATGGCAAGCTCAAAACTCCGCTCAAGAAATGTATGAGAGAATGTGGAGTATGAAATTTCTACCACCAGGCAGAGGTTTATGGGCAATGGGAACTGCTATCACAGAAGAAAAGAAGTTATATGCCGCCCTAAACAACTGTGCATTCGTCTCCACTTCCACACTAAAACAAGATTACTCCAAACCATTCACATTTTTAATGGATGCCTCAATGTTGGGTGTCGGCGTGGGGTTTGATGTAAAGGGTGCTGGTGAAATTATAATAAAGGGAATAAATAGAGATAGAAACGAAGAAACATTTCAAATACCAGATACACGAGAAGGTTGGGTAGAGAGTTTAGAATTATTATTGGAATCATATTTTCACGGAACAGCCCCGATGAAATTTGATTATTCACTCATTAGAGGTCTAGGTGAACCAATAAAAGGTTTTGGTGGTGTGGCGAGTGGATATACACCATTAGAAGAAGTCCATGACACCGTAAGTGAAGTATTAGAAAAGAATACAGGTGAACCAATAACCGTTACCACAATCGTAGATATTATGAATTTGATTGGAAAGTGTGTAGTGGCCGGCAATGTTCGCAGGTGCTTACCTAAATGGTATGAAGTTCTTACTGAAGATGGATTTAAGAAGATGGAAGAAATAACGAGAAATGATAAAGTTTTAACTGCTGATGGCTATAAACAAGTCTTAAATACATTTGATAGTGGCGAACAAAAAGTCCTAAAAATTAAAACTTTAAATGGGACTGAATATGAGGCGACGGAAAAACATACTTTATTAGTTTATAATCAAGATAATGGGTTTGAATGGAAGATGGTTAAAGATATAGATAAAGATAAAGATTTTCTCGTAAAACAGAAAAAATAGTGTCGGGAAATGTATGTTTTTTATCTTTTCTTATAGTTATTATTGAATATAGGAGATAAAAAATGGCACTTGAAATTGTAAAAGTTAATTGTATTATTTGTGGAACAGAATATGAAACAAAAAAGAATAGAGATTATAGGATACGGATTGAAAGTGGATTATTCTACTGTGATAAAAAATGCACTTGGAGTGATAAAGCAAAGAAAATGAGATACAATCATCAAGCTAAAATAATGAAAGAAAAATATGGGTATGAAAACGCATGGCAATTTCCAACTTCCATCAAAAAAATACAAGAAAAGCGTAATGAAACGGAAATAACTGATAAAAAAATAAAAACTTTCCAAAGAAGATATGGTGTAGACAATGCACAACAAATCCCCGAAGTTAAAGATAGAACAATGAAAACTAATTTAAAAAAATATGGAGCAACTGCGTATGTAAATTCTAATGAATATAAAAAAATTAGAATGGATTTTATAAATAGTGAATACGGTGTTGATTATTACACACAGACAGATGAGTTTAAAAGGAAAGCTAAACAAACAATAATTGAAAAGTATGGTAGAGAAGATTATTTTAAATTTGGAACTAAAGAATTTAGAGATAGGATGGTAGAATTATATGGTGTAGAAAATCCAATGCATCACCCAGAATTTGCAGAAAAGGCATTAGACGGATATAGTGGGTATTATAATACAAATAAATTTTATACTATGCCATCCGGAAAACGAATTAGAATTCAAGGATACGAAAATAAAACGTTAGATAATTTATTTCAGTCTGGATATAGTGAAAATGATATTTTATACAAAAAGAGTGATATGCCAGAGATTTGGTATAACTATGAAGGTAAAAAAAGACGATACTATCCAGATTTTTATATACCCGGTGATAATTTAATTATTGAAACGAAAGGCACATATACACTTGAGTTCGATAAGGAAAAAAATAATTTAAAATTTGAAGCAACAAAATCACTTGGATTTGATTTTAAGCTGGACGTTTATTAGGAGATAACATGATAGAAAAATACGGAATAGAAGATTTTAATTTAGAAGATTTTGAACTCGTTACTATTATGGATATAGTTGATGAAGGTAAAGTTGAAAAAACTTGGGACATAGAAGTTGAAGATAAACATCATTTCTTTGTTAAAAATCCTGAAAATGGAGTAGATGAGACAATAGTATCACATAATACAGCAGAAATTGTATTCGGTGATGCTACAGATGAAGAATACTTAGACTTAAAGAATTACAAAAAGAACCCAGAACGGGAACAATTTGGTTGGACATCTAATAATTCAGTATTTGCAGAAATCGGAATGGATTATACTGATATATGTAAACGAATAGTAGATAATGGTGAACCCGGAATTGCATGGTTAGAAAATATGAGAGAATATTCTCGTATGAAAAATGGTGGCGATAACAAAGACCACAGAGTTGCAGGCGGAAATCCCTGTCTGGAACAATCACTCGAAAGCTACGAGCTATGTTGTCTCGTAGAGACATTTCCACACCACCACGATGACTTAGAAGATTATAAAAAGACATTAAAGTATGCATACTTATATGCAAAAACAGTTACTTTAGGAAAAACTCATTGGCCAGAAACTAATAGAGTAATGTTACGCAACAGACGAATTGGTACATCTATGAGTGGTATAGCTCAATTTATTACTAATAATGGATTAAACACATTAAAACTGTGGTGTGAAGAGGGATACGACGAACTTACAAAATGGGATAAAATGTATTCAGATTGGTTAGCAGTACCGAGAAGTATAAAGTTG